GTTGATTGTTTTTAATAATTCAATATGATCTGTTTCTGACATTTCATGTTTATATAAATAACCTTTTCGGGTTCCGGGGAGGTATGGAGGATCTAAATAAATAAAAACATCTTTTGTATTATAACGTTTGATTAATTCTAATGCGGGAAGTCTTTCTATTTGTGCATTTTTTAAGCGTGCAGCTGCTGACATTAATACTGCTGGAAGATTATTCCAAATTTTTGTAATATGTGGAGATGTTGACTGTTGGCTCGACCTAAAACCATTCATGTATCTGTTGGATGCACCAAAACCCATCCAACACCTCACAGCAAATTTTCGGGCTTTTTCTATGAGGGAATAATCTGCTGTGAAATAATCATAACTTGATTCATATTCTTTTCGGCTGAAAGGTGTTAAATCTATGGCTCTGATTAGGTCTTGAGGATTGTCTCTAAGCATTGTAAAAAAGCATACAACATTATCGTCAAGGTCGTTTATTGTTTCTATTCGGCATGGTGTTTTTGCAAAAAAAACTGCTCCTGAACCAAAAAATGGTTCTAAATAGACATCGTGATTTGGTATAAAGCTATTAATTATTTGAGCGGATCTGTTTTTTGCTCCTGGATATTTTAGTACAACCATTATTTCCATTTGCCCTTTTGAAAAATATAATTGCGGCCGTGATCAGTGTTGTACATAAGGAAAATTTGGTTGGTGTCTATAATAAAAATAGGAATGTAATAGGCGTGTGGGAATAATTCACCTTCATCGATACCGAGTTTAAAAAAAGTCCAAAATTTATTTTTGCCAACTATTTCTAAAGGTTCTTTCCACCAACCTTTTAAATCAGTTTTGCGGCAAACAGAATGATCAAGACTTTTTTCAAATTCTATAGCTTTTTCGTATGGTATTTTATAATAAATTCCTTCTGTGGGGTCGCAATGTATGTATGGTGTTAAATTAAATGCCATCTTTTATATCTCCTAAGAAAAAAGCATAAGTTTTTCGGGAGGATTTTAGATCTGTTTTGTGGCCTGTTAAATATAAAATTTTTTTTATATTTGCAGTCATGTATGTTTTTGTATATCCCAATCGCAAAATACAAGGTATGGTTATTTTATCCTTTTCCGTTAATATAAAAGGATTCATTTCAATTAATTTTTGCATGAATGTTTCTGGTGTACAAAACTCTTTAATATATTGAAGAAGTCTTGGATGATGTATAAATTTTAATTTATAAAGCTCGTTATAGATTCGTATTGTCCAATATGGTTTGGCAACTCTATATTCAACAGTTTTGCCTCCATCTCGGATCATTTCATACCATTTTCTTTTTAAGTTAAATACAAGCATGAATCCTCCCAAAAATAAACCTTATTAAAGCTATAAAACAACAAATGCCGATTCCTAAAAAGGAAATAGCAATCAGTTTTTCAGATGTTTTCTCTATTTTAATAAGCAGCTTACAGGTCTGCAGCCGGATGTCTACTTTATCCAGGATTATTGCCGATATAAAAAAGCTAATAAATGAGAAAACAAAAATAATACATAGTATGGTAAAAATGATCATCTTGTTTTTTATCCTTGAATTTCAATATATTTCCATTTATACACTGTGTACTTTAATTCCATTCCAGATTCAAACATCCAATTATCCCAATGCGTTCCATGTTTATTTTGCATTGTATTAACATAATGACCTATGCGATACTTGCCATCTATACATTTACATAATACATCATCGGAGCAACTTTTTTGGTTTGTTAATGGAGGGAAATCTCCTTCACTTGGATAGTGCCAGGTATCCCATGTCATGGGTGGTTGTTCATCAAGCTTTTCTATAAACCTCCCCATTGCTGCCATTGCCTTGGGGACGGATCTATTCATCCATTCGCTTAAAGGAATTTTATTTCTTATTACATTTGCAAATTCGTCTGCATCAATCAATTTCATTTTGTGCTCTCCAGTGTTTCGATAACTTTTTTGACAAAAAAATCTGCCATTTCCTCGCTTTGAAAATATGCAAGATAGTATGTTGTTTTCCCTTTTCGGACAACTAAGGCAGGAGAATGTTTTTCTATAAGCTGATAACCAAATTCTATATCTTTTTCTTTATTAGCTATTCCGTATATCATCTTTCTCTCTCCTTATGAAAAGTCAAATTCCAGCTGGCCATGAAATAAAACCGGAAAATCATCAATCAGCTTTTTAGTTTCCCTGGATGATTCCAGGATCTGCCGGATTTCCTGTCTTGCAGCTGCTAAGGCCTCTGCCCGGTTCTTATATAAAATCTTCGGATCAGGATAGCGGGCTTTGATTATTGCCTGAACGTGGAGCTGCCAGGAATAATACCACCTGTTATCCATGGATTGACTGAGAATTACTCTGATAAAGTCCTTGCCCAGGGTTTCCTCAATAATTTCCGGCTCTTGAAGCTTTATGTTGGCAAAATGGACAAAACAAACTGGTCTTTTAATCAAATGGATTCTCCTCTTTATCGTCCTCGAAGGAGCTGGAGTTTAGATCTCCGGTGTTAAGCGGCTTTTCTCCTTTCTGGCCGGTGTCTGGTTTAAGCTTGAGATATAAGAAAATCTGCTCTGGATAACCGTTGATTTTCTTCTGCTTTGTTCTGATTTCCGGATAATCGTGTTTCATTATCCTGGTGAATTTGCTCTGGCTCCAGGCTTCTTTATCGGTCGGCTTGCCGTTCACCACTTCAAAGCTGAAATAAGATAAGTAGCGATAATAAACATCTTTGATTGGTTCCCAGCAATCCTCGCTTTTCTCAAAATCGATATTGTTTTCTACAAAGAAGTCCAGGTCAGTTTCCTGCTGCTGGATGTAGTCCTCTTTGTATGCTGCACATTCCGGGGATAATGGCAGCTTGCCTTTGTGGATGTACTTGAATTTGATGTAATACTCAGCAAGCAGCTTGACGATTGCCGGATATTCGTCCTCTAAGTCCTTGATGATGTCTGACTGCTCTTTGGTCTCCTTGTCACCATGCTTATGCTCTACCAGGAATGGGATGATTACCATTCTGTCTATGGTTGCCTGGTCCTTGTTATCGAACCGGGGGATGTGGTTTGATGCCATGATTATCTGAGCTGTAGGGATAAAGTCTATAGGGGAGACATACATATCTCTGGCTGTCAGAGTATCGCCTCCGGTCATTTCCTTCCAGATTGCACTGTTAAGATGGCCGTTTCTTTCGGTCTCCTGGGCCACAGCTGCGCCTTTTCCTATCAATCTGGCAATGTAAGGATCCGGGCCGTTGGCTCCATAATTCCGGCCTTTTGATACAAGCTTTTCTGATGGTAGCCTGACAATCATATTCTGATAGATCTTCATAAGCAGCTCTATGGTTGTGGTCTTTCCGGTGTGCGGCCGTCCTATGAATATTCCACCATACTTGTACTGTGTGCACCTGGAGGCAATTAAAGAGAGATAGAACAGGAATGTTTCCAGGGTTTCTGCGTTTTTAAAGTTTCCGGCCATGAATGCCAGAAATTTCTTTGGCTCTTTGGCATTCATTATTTCATCAACACTGTAGGGCAGGGCTTCTCTTCTGTACTCTTCCGGCTTTGAGTTGCGATAGATGATTTTCCGGCCGGAAAAGTCCATTACACCATCCTGCAGGGTTAAGGTCTCTTTTATTGCCGGGGAGTCAAAAAGAATCTGCTTTTGAAATATTCCGGATGCAACGGATAGATCCTTGATAATGTCGTTGCGGAATTTGCGCTCTTCCAGCTTTGTCAGCGTCTTTTTTAGGATCTCTTTTGTGGTGGTGTCGGTTTCTGGGCATTCCTTGATTTTATAAGCTGTTACGGCCAGGAGAATGTTATAAGCCATTCCCCAGGGGTCTGGCTCTCTGATCCAGATATGGCCATTATAAAAGTAGAATGGATTGTTTTTCTCGTTCTCGATGCAGATTAGTTTATGCTGCAGTAGATTGGCAATAATCATTGCACCGGTTTTGACACCTTTTTTAATTACAAAGTTGTCCAGGCTTTGGCTTCTCAGCTTCTCAAAATCTATGTCAACGATTGGCTGGCTGCCTGATGCCAGTTTCTCCAGGTCTTTCTTGCTTAAAAAAGCTTTCTCAAGCTTTGATGTGTAATAATAGGAAAGGTGATATTTTTTTGCTATTGATAAAAGGAATTGGGCCGGCTGTCTGACTCTCTGTTTGAGCTGGTATTCTGTGGCTCCCCATTCCTGCAGTATTTCAAATGTTTCGCTTGTGCATTCCGGTACAGCTGCCCGGCAAGCTCCTATGAATTTCTCGATTTCTGAGGCTTCCAGGGTCGAATATGGCAGCCTTTTTAGAAGGGCATGAAGTTCTTTGTTTGTGATATAGTTTCCGGATTGTTCTTTCATTTCCGGGATTGTCTCTTTGCCAAATGTTTTTGCGCTTCTTATTGCCTCCTGGACAAGATGCAGAGCTCCATGCAAAATTGCTTCATCTGGATCCTTGTAGGGGCCTTCCAGCTTTGCAATTCTGAGGGTGCCTTTGTATCCGGCTTTTTCAAATATTTCCGGCAAGGATGTTTTTCTTTTGTCGTTATCATCAAAGGGAATAACCCCGGATGCTTTCCGGCCGGATTCATCATTATCAAAGAGCAGGATTATTTCTTTTGCATTTAGGAGCTGAGCCTGGATTTTCGGTCCGGTCAATCCGTTTGTTCCACCAGCTGAGAAAACATTCTCTATTCCAGCTGCCTTACAAACTATTGCGTCAATTTCACCTTCAACCAGGACAATGCGCCTGTTCAGATCCGGCGTTCCTGGCATTGGGAATGTGCTGCAGCATTTTGTCCCACGTTTCTCGCAGCTCTTATTCTGGTAGAAATGGAGCTTAAGGCCGTGGCCCAGCCTTACGATTACACCGGAATGCTCCCAGGAACATTTTCCGGTGTTTGGATTGGTCAATGGTATTCCGGCAGCTCTGAGGATCTTTGAGTCTATCTCTTTCCGGATAATGTCCATGCCTGGCCAGTAGAGTAGATCCTGACTGAGCTTTTTATAATCCAGGGGATAAGCTTTTATCTTGCCATTTGTAGAGATATTGGCTCGTTCATCCCAGAATGCTTTGAAGGCTTTTTCTGCAGATTTATTTTTTTTCAATAGCTTTTCAATTTCATCCAGGGCTTTAGGATCTGCCACAAAATTTGCCTCTTTTTCCTTTTCTTCCTTCTTGGCTTTTGCCGGTGTGGCCAGCTCCGGATTGCCAAAAACTTTCTCAAGAAGCTTAAACTGTTCTTTTTTATCTGTTATTCCTTCCAAAATTTCTACGGCATCGTAAATATCACCATGGATGCCGCATTTTCCGGAATAACAAGTAAAATGATCTTTCCAGAGCTCGCAAGATGGATTCTTATCATCGTGATCAGGAGCAAAGCAGCGGATAAGCCCGGTGTGTGCGTCAATGCCTTTAAGGGACAAGTATTCTATTAATCTATCTTTGTATTGGTCAAAATTCATTTTTATCCTGGCTTAAATAAGCAGCATGACTCCCAAAATTATTGTTTCTATGATGACAATAATTCCTAAAATATCACGGATCCTTGCCAGTCTAAAAATCTCTCGTCTGAGCGTTGCGTCTGCTGCGGAGTTGATCCTGCGCTGGAATGCTGCTCTTGCTTTGATGTATTTTCTGATGCTTCTTTGTCCTTCCATGATGTTTCCTTCGTAATGGGCCCTGTGGATACAACAGAGCCCGCAAAAATTTTCTTAACCAAATGGACACCTTTTGTTATTCCTCCAGCTTTTTCCAGGAGTTTGACTTCATCCAGAGAATAAACAGTCTTATCCTGGCAATAGACCTTGCCGGTCTTATCGCTCATGGCTATTTTCTGGCCAAGCTCTTCGGAATAAATGTATGTAAATCCATCTTTATTTTCTGCCATCAATTTACCTTAAAACTGTGGGGTTTCTTCCTGCTCTGGTGGTTCCTTTTCCGGCAGAGCCTTGTCAGCTGGTGTTCTCATAAGTTCGAGCTCTTTGACAATTACATCAACCTTGCTGTAGGTTTTGCCATCGGAGCTTGTCCACTTGTCTTGTCTGAGACGGCCTGTAATGCAGACTTCCCGGCCTTTTGTAAGATACTGATGGATTGTCTTTGAGAAATTGCCAAAAAGGGTACAATCAAAATAATTGGCCCTGGTGCTGTGTTCGCCTTTTTCGTTTTTTAATGTCTCATTAACTGCGATGCTGAATGTTGCCAGATAATGGCCGTTGGTGGTCTGCTTGAGATCAGCTCCCTTTGTCAATCTTCCCTTGAGTACAACTACGTTTGTGTCGTTCATTTTTTTCCTTCCTTGAATGATAGATATTTGGCGATATTCACGCCATATTTGGCAGCATATCTGGGCAGTTCATCATCTGTGACTGACAGCCATTCGATAACGAGCTCTCTGGGCCAGACCTTTCTGCCGCCTTGTTTTTTAAAATGAGTGCCGCAACCTGGCTGGAGCCATAACTTTTTCTTGTATTGCTCCGGGTTCGGTCCTCCCTTGAGGATGGCTGCCTGTTCGATTGTGCAGAATGCCGGGATAAAAGGTGTCTTTGCTTCCTTGATCCTTTCATCAATTCTCAGCAGCAATAATTCGATGTTTTTTAATTGCAGCTCCTGTGTGTTCATTTCCTATGCCTTTGTTGCCTTAAAAAATGATGGATTATTCTTTAACCAGCTTTCCAGACAGACTATCTTGCCCTTGACTAAGACAGGGGCTCCTTTTGATTGCTTTATCGCTTTCCAGAGTGAAATGGTGCTGATTCCAGCTTCTACTCCTGCGATAAACAGGGACTCGTACCTTATGCCGTCCACATATACCGGTTTGGCATTGCAGCGGGCAATTCTCAAAGGATGATAATAGTTGAAGATCATCATCTCCTTGATTTTGGTCTTGATCTTAAGTTCTGGATAAACGAGATAAACCATTGGCCTCCTCTTTTTGCAAGAGTTCCAGGATCATATTCCTTAAGAACCCGCCCATATTAAGGCCTTTTCTTTCGATAAAGTCCTTAAATTCCTCTCTCTCGGCCATGGTCAATGGCACGCTGATTGAGAGCCTCTCTTTTGGTTTTGGTTGCATTTGCGTATTTTTCATATATCAAAATATACGCAAATGAATAATTTTTGTCAAGATTTAATATTGCATTTGCATAAATTTTTATGCAATATTACAAATATGAGTAACGCAAATGAATTTTGGAACCGTGTTAAAGCAATGGTCTATGGTTCCGGGAACAATTTTGAGTGGCTGTATTTGGAGACAGGTATTGCCAGGAGCACCGCTTCTTCACAGAAACGGAGGGGGACATATCCAAAGGTTGATGATGGCCTGAAGATCGCTAAGGCATTAGATACCACATTGACCTATTTGGTTACCGGAGAAAAGGACAATGAGCTGGAGGAGTTCCTGGTCCGGTTTAAAAAGTATGAATCTCTTCTTTTAATAATAGAAGAGATCCCGGCTGAAAAGCTGGATTTAATCAGGCGAATGTTGGAGCTTATCAAAAACGATGCGCTTACATCTTTATAAATACTTTTATAAATAAGCGCAAAGAGTGATAAAGAATTATAACGAATATCTTCTATATTATAGGAGTGAAAAAGAAGCCCTCGGAATGGTGTGTTTTGCTTTGGGACCAGGGTATCGTGAGTTCGAGTCTCACCATTCCGAATAGAAAAAGGCTCTGTAAATCCTTGCAGAGCCTGAAAATATCCAGCCAACTGTTTCAAGCAATATCCAGCGTCTTATTTCACTTTTATAAATAGTTTATAAATAGGGCGAAATTTATGGATTACAATGTTTTCAAAAAGACAATCGTCACCGGAGGCAAGATCCGGCACTATTGGTACTACTGGTATCTGGAGAACGGCAGACAGATCCAGAAGGCCTGCAAAGGCTGCAAGACCATGGCAGAGGCGTGGGATTATGTCAATAAGCTCCTGCCTCTGGCCCAGCGTGGTTTCCTGATCAGGGACGTTGCGGCAGAAATGTTCCTGATGCGCTCTGACCATGTGGCCAGGAGAAGGATGATGGGGCAGACCACAAAAGAGATCACCATGAACGGATACAGGACCTACACCGAGATGATCATAGACCGGTGGGGTGATTATTCGCTGCATGAGCTGGCCGTCAAGGACGTTATGGATTTTCTCTTCCAGGATGGCCGGTCGGCCAGCTGGAAAAACAGATACCTGGCTGTTCTTTCCGAGATCTTCTCAGAGGGTATCTTCCAGGGCTGCAATGTCACAATGCCGGCCTTCCACCGGTTCGTGCGCAATTCGAAAAAAGCTGATGTCTTTACCTCCGAGGAGATAAAGAAACTTTTCAAGATCGGCAATTTTGAGAATAAGACTTTTTTCTATTTATTTGCGTTATGTCTGACCGGTGGGCTGCGCCTGGGAGAGGCCAGGGCTTTCCGTGCCTGTCAGTTCAAGAACAGCCAGAAGATTGTGATAGATGGATTCATGTCCAGGACCGGGGAGAGGCTTCCTTATAACAAAGGTGGCAGCTCAGACAATCTCAAGGCCCGGATCAGCGTGGTGCCGGCCCGGTTCGTTCATCTTTTATCAAGATATATTAAAAAGAGAGATCTGAAAGGAGAGGATCTTCTATTTACTTATAATGGCCGTCCGATCCGGCAGGAATACGCTGAGCGGGCTTTCAAGCGGGCCCTGGATACTGCCGGCATTGTGCCCGGATGCAGGAAGCTGGTGCCTCATTCGCTGCGTTACACCTGGGTCACCAGGCTCCGGCGGGATCTTCCCAAGGAGCTGGTGCAGATGCTGGCCGGCCATTCGTCACCAGAGATGACCGACTATTACACCAAATCTACTCTCCAGGATCTATCCATTGCCGTCAATCCGGCTGTTGATTCCGTCAATAACTTCTTCAAATAACCGTTCTGGTTCCAAAATTCGTTGCGCTTTTTGCCGGTTTTCAGTGGAAAAACCGGCTTTTTTATTTCTGGAAAGGATAGATTTTTTAAAGGTAAGTTGAAAAACTTTCATTTCAAGCAGCAAAAGTTTTAAAAAAAATAGGAAAATCTTGACTGAAAACAGGTCAAAATCGGGGTATTTTTTTTAAAAAACGGGGGTTTGACCCAAGAAAACACCCATTTGACCCAAAAAAATACCCCTGTTTTTTGAGACATTTTGACACATTTAAAAAAAATTGACCTGTGAAAAAGTTGTGAAAAGTTTCAATTCTGAAAACCCATTTTTTTAAAAATTTTTTTAAATGACCTTTTTTTTAAGAATGGAAACTTTTACCTATTTTCAAAGAAATATATATAAAACAAAGATTTATAAAATTTATCCACTGGTAAGAAGTAAAACTTTTATGGGGTGTTTACAAAAGTCTTTATAGATAAAAAAAAATTTTGAGGGGTTGTGAAAATTTTTGAAAATCTTCACTTTCAAATTTTTTTTTGACTAAGAACACTTTTACAAAACACTAAAAAAAGTCTTACTTCTTACCAAAAGTTTTACCGGGGGTATCTTCCAGCTGCCATCAAGGGTTTATTCCTGGCTCCAAAAATGAGCCCGCACCGGGGGTGTTTTTCATCAATAAAGGTACTGTGAGCCCGGTATACCCCATGCAATTAATTCGGCGGACCTCCGTCTTTTGCCTTGTGGGACTGGGTTTGAGCCTTGTTTACTATTTTTTCCAGTTAATAGTTTACATTCTCTGTAAACGTTATTATTGGGATTATGGAAGTTACCCAGGCTGAATTTGCCAGAATGTGCGGTGTCTCTAAAATGGCCATCTCTAAAAAGGTCCGTGCGGCCAAGAATGCCCTGGTTGTCAATTCTGCCGGCAAGCTTGATACAGACAATGTGATTAACAAGGCATATCTGGATAGAAAAACCGGAGCTTTTTCTGATCAGATGGCAGCTGCAGTTGCCGGGCTTCCGGCTCCTGATGCTCCGGCCGTCATCCAGGAAGCTCAGCCTGATCAGGATCCTGGCCAGGCACCAGCTCAGGCTCCGGCTCCAGCTCCAAAAGTTGCCCGGCCGGCCGGTGCTGTGCCGAGGCCTGGTGTTATCCTTCCGGAGCAGCTGAAAAGAATGACCCTGGGCGAGATGCTGGCCAAGTTCGGCAACGTGGACAATGCAGAGCGTTATATAAAAATGCTCAAAGATATTACTTTGTCAGATGAAAAGGAATTTGGCCTCCGTTGCAGACGGCAGGATTTCATAAAAAAAGAATTTGTCACAGCAAAAGTTTTTGTTTTTATTGATCAGCTGATGAACCAGCTCCTGGATATGCCGGAATCTGTTGTGGACCAGATCATCTCTCTTGTCCTTTCGGACTCTTCGGCCGCTAAGGCCGGTATCGTTTCGATGCTGCGGGATAATTTATCCAGGTGTATCACCGGTGCCAAGGATAGTATTTTACATGAATTTGCAGGGCTTAGGGCCGAGAGCGCAGCCGGCAATGCAGCTGATGCTCTTGAGCAGATCCAGAGCCAGCTGGAGGAGTTGAGGGATGGTAACGGTAGCTGAGATTACCCAGGAAGATCTCCAGTATCTGACAGAGCAATTTTCAAAGATCACAAGTAATAAAAATTACGAGTTGCCGTCTGTCTTCGCAGAACGAGTAAGGTACTTGGACAAAGAGCTTACACCTTTTCCAGGCCGGTTCTCTTATGATTTTTTTCCGTATTTCAGAAAAATTGTGGACTGCTTTTCCCCGGAAAATCCGGTGCGCAAGGTTTATTTGTGTAAAGGGAACCAGCTGGGCGGTACCACTGCAGTCCTGGAGACTGTGATGCTCTATTTTATGATGGCCTGTCCTACTTCGCAGCTCTATGTGAATGCGGATGAGACCATGGCTAAAACAGCCGTGGCCACAAAGATAGAGCGCATGATAGATAATGCCGGTGCCAGGCATTTGATCTATTCCCAGAATAAGAAGTCATCCGGCGCAAGGTCCACTGGTGATACGCTGCTCCGGAAAGAGTATCCGGGTGGGTTCTTGCATTGTGTCGGCGGCCGGTCGGCAAATAGGTTCAGGTCCATGAGCTACCAGGTGGCCCTGGTGGACGAGCTGGACGCAATGCCTGACAGTCTCCAGAAGGAAGGATCTGTCACAGATCTTATTCTTTCAAGAACAGATGCCTTTGCTAACAAAAGAAAACTGTTTTTTGCTTCTACACCTTTGATAGAACAGACATCAAAAATCTGGAAATTATATTTACAGGGTGATCAGCAGCGTTATTATGTGCCCTGCAAACACTGTGGTTTCATGCAGCCACTTGAATGGGCCGTGTGGGATGAAAGCCATTCACACCAGATCGGCGGGATAGTGTGGGAGTTAAAACCAGGTACATTTGACCCTGATATTTCCTCTGTCGGCTATAAATGCCCGCATTGCGGGAAAATTATGAAAAACTATGACAAGTCCATGATAATGCAATCGGGCGAGTGGCGGCCAACATCTGAGGCAGTGGAGCCTGGTGTTGAGAGCTATCATATCAGCCCGCTGTATAACCCGCCTGGTATGTGGAGCTGGGAGGATGCTGTTATCCAGTGGTCCAAGTGTTGGGATTTGAAGCTCAACCGGCTGCGTGATAAAGAGCTCTACCGGACTTTCAGGAACCTTAAGCAGGGTCTGCCGTTCAAAGAGAGCGGAGAGTCCATTCGGTATGAGAAAGCTATGCTGCACCGTGTCTACGGTTTTGTGCGTGGTACCGTTCCAAATGATATTGCAGCCAGAGACACCGGATCTCCGGTTCTTATCGCCTTCGCTTCTGTGGACGTTCAGAAATATAATTTGTTTGTGGATGTCAAAGGTTATTGTGCCGGCGGGGCCCACTATACCCTGGACTTTTTCTCTATCGAGGGAGATGTAGAGGATTTTAATGGCCCTTGGGACAAGCTTAATGATTATCTTGTCCAGAAAGTTTTTATTGGAACAGATAAAAAAGAGTACAGAGTAGCAATGACATTGGTAGACTCCGGCCATTTCACTAATTGGGTCTATGCGTTCTGCGCCCGGTTTTCTAACGGTGTCTATGCTTGTAAAGGTGCTGATTTCTTGAAGGATGGTGCCATCTACAAGGTGTTTGACAAGTCCACGCTGGAGCGTATTGGGTTGCCTCTGGCCTACCATGTGAATACTACCGCCTTGAAAGATCGGATTTCCAGGTTTCTAAATAATATGCAATGGGATTCTGGCCAGAAACAACCGGAATGGTATCCTAATTTCCCGGATGATTTCCGTGACGATTATTTCCGGATGTTCGAGGCAGAGAACAAAGTTGATGAATACGAAAAAAAGACCAATAAATTTTTGCGGACTTACTGGAAAGCAAAGCCGGGATTTCCTAACCATGCCTTCGATACATACGTCTACAATTTGGCAGCTCTTGAGATATTTGCTGATGACATCTGCCGTTATGAGCTGGGTGTCGGCCGGCTTGACTGGCCATCGTTCTGGATGTATGCAAGGCAGGGAATTTTCTATAGCGATCCACCGAGGGGGAGCAGGTGAGAGATTTAAAAGCGATTGCAGAAAAATATAAGGATCCGGCAAAGCTGCAGGAAGCCCTGGACTGTATTGTGGATGATATTATTGACGGCCGGATTGTCCTGGGCGAGGATCGGAGCCGGGCAGAAGTTGAGCTGCCAGAGCGAGAGAAGAAAATAATTGAATATCTGAGGGATCACACCATAATTCAGACAGCTAAATTTTTCTGTATGCCCAGGTCAACGGTTGCCCATTATGCAGACAAATGGAACGTGGGAATAAGGAGATATAACAGATGAGCAAAAAAGATGTATGGCATTTTTTGGATGTTCCGGAATATTGGGATGAAGGGCCTCAGCTGAAAAATGAAAATTGTGTGCCTAAAAAAGAGGGCTTCTATATGGTGGCTGTAAAAAAAGATAAAAATGTAAGGCATAACAAGATTGTATGCTGCGCTTATTTTACCAATGAAAAAGGCCGGGGCCATTTCTGGGATCTGGATACAAACCGTTGCGGAATGAGTGAATATGCCGTGTTGGCCTGGGCTGATGTCCTTCCTTTCCCGGAGGTGCCGGATGGCAAAGCCACATCTGCCTGATTCTGTTATAAGAGAGCGTCTGGCCTTTGCCCGGTCTGTGGACTGGAATTTTGATATATGCGCAAAACGTTGGAAAATAACCAGGGGCGGGGTGATCTGTTTCCTTAACAAGCAGAAAGAATACAGGAACAGGAACAAGCCTGAGCCGGAGCCCCAGAGCGAGAGCGGCCCGCCTGTTTACCAGAACCAGAGGCTTTTTGACATCCAGGTTCTGACAAAAGAGGAATGGTGTATCAAGTGGGATGTCCCACTGTGGGAATATAACAAATATCTGAAAAAGTATGAGCAGGAATGCGGGGAGGAGCTGGCCACACCGGAAAGGCGGGCAAAATGGCAGCAGGAGCTTGATGAAAAAGAGCTGCGTGAATTGTTTGAATGCAAGATGCCATGCCGAGAGTGCCTGGATAAGGCCCGGTGGGAAGCGTATCAAGCCGGATGGATTGATGCCCTGACTGCAACAAAAAGATAAAAAGGAGCGTATTATGCCAGAGGATTTAGAGGACAAATTGGATGATTTTGAGCTGATGCTTGAGGGATTCTGCCGGATGGCAGCTGAGGGGACCCCAGAAACAAACTACAGCAGCCGGCTTTTAGCTTATTATTCTGACCTTTCCGGCGAGATTGCGGAGGCCCTGAAAAAGGCGAGGAAAAAATGACCGTTGTGGAGATCCGTGAGCTGGAGAAGGAAAAGGGCAAAGCTCTTTTGGGTGTTTCCAGGGTGATTAAGAAGATTGCAGCTGAGCAGGGGCCTTTCAGAAATGTGGAGGAAGCCCTGGGTGCCGGATGGATAGCAAAGAGGCGACTTGATGATGATACCACACAGATGGACGGAGCTTTTTTTGATGCTGTTGATTTTATGCGGGGTTATCTTCTGGGCGATGAAAAGATGCAGCGTGAATTTACACCAGAGAAGATGTTGGACCTTGTCCAGCACCGTTCAAGTGCCTGTGCGTTTGCTTTGTGCAAACTTATGGTGGTACTGAAAAGATGGGAGATGATGTATGACAGATCTGAATAGTATTGTTATAACCGGCAAGGCAGATGTGGATTGGGAACAGCATGGATCCATGTTCTGGGTGCAGAACAAGCTGCACGACAAAAAGGAACAGATGATCAATGTAGTGATAAAGGGTGAATTTTTAGCAGAATTTTGTAGAAATAAAATTGTTAAAGGGATGAAGGTCCGTGTTGTGGGAAGCTGGGACGAAGATCATATCATTGCTGATCATGTGGAGGTTGTTGAATGACAGTTGCGGAAATACAGGAAAAAGAAATCCAGAAAATGTGTGGAAAAGTTATATTTGCAAAAAAGGGTGAACATTTGGCAATGATGCACGAGTTGGCTAAATGGCTTGCCCAGGGAAATGGACAAGTGTGTGATTACGGGGGGGGCGGGGTTGTGTCGAAGGACTGTCTTGTTTCTGATGGAATTAAGTATCAAATATTTGAGAGTTTTGATTACTGCGGAAGCCTTGTTATCAAAAATGGGGAGATAAAAAATGGCACGAGCCGACATTGGAATATATGGGATTGAAATGAATTTTTCTGATTAATAGAATTTTCAATCGTTCTGTTCCACAATGAGGCTGCCAGACTGTCGGGCAGCCGTGAGGACCCGTGCCCTTTGGCTTCTTTGGGGGTGGATGTGCAGTCTGGCTCTTTTTCTGCAAGTTACCCGCAAATTACCCGCAAGTTAAAATTTTCATTGCTTTTTTAGGAAACCTGTGGGAAAATGTAATGACCGGGCTGTAGGGTAATAGCTGATGCCCTGTGCTACTGTTCGGATGGTTTGTAGTGCAGCCCGGTTTTTAGTCTTTTTAGACATATCCAGCAGGGGGTGTGTTGTGGGTGACACAAAAGATGTATCATTTGGTTCTTATCATTTAATCTATGTAGGTAGTGATGGCAAACGGACAGAGCGAGATGTAGACATTCTGCGTTTCAATTTTACAGAAAAGAAAGAAGCTTTTTATGCTTATTGCCATTGGAGACAGGATTTTAGAGAATTTTTATTGCGTGGAATACAGGAATTATATTCCGATGGCCAGCTGATACCTAATCCCCAGGAATATTTGAGACAGCTTTATCAAAAATCAGGAAAAGCAATAGATTATAAAGCCCTTGAAAAACCTTTAAGTCTTATTAAGGCTGTTTGGTGGTTTGCTGGTGCTGATGGTCTTTGTGGTAGAAAAGAGTTAAATGTTGTTGCTAAGTGTGCAAGGGATTTTATTTCTGATTTTGATGAAAAGTTTGGAAGATCTTATATCAATCAGTTAAAAGTTTCGTCTGAGGATATGATGTCTGTTGTAAAAATAGCAGCTGAATGGTCAGAGGAATATAAAGAAGCTTATTTTGCAGCTACAAAGAAACTTATTGAAATAAAAATCAATCATTATGCTGAGACTTTAAATAATTATTTTTTGTTTGTGGCAAAAGATGATCAAAAGAAGGGCCAGAATAATTGATTGCTGAGATCTAACTAATTCAACACATTTTTAACGCATTTAGACATTGCCCGCAAGCCCTGTATTTATGAGGCTTTGTGTGTTTAACGCAACGTTTTTAACGCTGACTTTCGTCTAAAAAATGTATAAATTTCGTCTAAAAAGTTAAATTTTCAGTCATTTTATCCGAGATAAAAATATAAATTTGCACAATTTTTTATAAATTTGCATTGACAAAAAACTGCAAGATGGTTTATATTGAACCTGACGTAATCATAGAGCGGGAGTAGAACCGCACCGTTATTGGCGGCTTTTTTTATGCCCGGCCGGGCATAGTTAAAGTTGAAAATTAATCCGGACTGTTGGGTAGCCGTGAGGCCCCAGCTCCTCTCTATGGGAGCGTCAGCAGTCCGGTTTTTTTATGCCCGGACATATCCATCATAGAGGAGGTACATCATGTTTGACAAACTGATGACCATGCAGGAGGCTGCAGACCGCTACAATCAGGTGGTGGTTAAAGAGTGGCAGGCCGGGAAAGCCGCTATCTATGCCTATCCACTTGCAGATCTTTTCCCAAAATCACTTTTTCAGAAAGAGCGGTACTGGCTCCGGTGGGATTGCATTCCTGACCGGAAGGACATCACCAGCACAATAGAACCGTATGAGGTGCGCAATCATCGGGCTTTTGAGGCGGTGCTGCCCAGGAGTTTGTGGGAGCTCCTTAAGGAGCTGGGGCTGCTTCCTGGCTGTAAGCCGGGGAAGAAAACTTTGCAAGGAGAAAAAAATGAGCAAGGAAAAGGAAATGTCTGAAAAGAAAGAGGTTTTGGGCGCAAGAACAGAAGAGGTTGTGGTTGGTGTTTACAAGAAGCTTAAGGCGATGGGTGACATCTTCATGGCTGTGGATCAGCAGTCTCAGCTGGACATTCTGGGCGAGACCATCTGGCAGGTCGGTTATGACCTGTTCGGCATGGGCCAGAAGCTTGAGGCTCTGGTGACTGGAGAGGATCCGGATCTGGACGATCTGGATGACTGAAATTTTCGGCGGGGCATTTTGCCCTGCCGATTAATAGTTTTTCTTTGCAAGGGGTTTTAAGATGATGAATGAAAAGAGATTTTTAGAAGATAAGGCATACATGGAGCGGGCCATCGGAATTATGGCACCTGGCATTCTCAGAGCGATGGCAAGACAGGAAGAGCGGGAGAGACAGAGAGCTGCAGCTATCAAGGTTAAGGCTGTTATCCAGGAAATGGCTTCCAGGCAGGAATTTATTGACAAATTCCAGCAGATGACAGCTGCCGACATTACAACCGGTGACCAGCTGATGCTCAGGATCTACGGCTGTTCCTCTCTCCAGGAGCTTGGAGAGGAGCTGGAAAAGGAGAATGAGGCTTCTTTACGGATCATTTCCAGGCTTTCATCGTGGCTTGCAGCTGGCCTTCGTGACAAGATCGAGGACTGGCTTATCGGTGATATGTCTACCGAGGCGGTCCTGGCAGCTATGCCTGGCCGGGCTTGATTAAAAATTCGTTATTGTTTTCATAAATTTCTCCTCTGCGGGGTGTTATGCCGAGCACCCCGCTTTTTTTTTCTGATTAATAGTTTTTTTTCTTTTCCTGCTCCAAAATTTAATCATGTTGATACAAAGCGGATCTGAAATACAATCATCTGCAGCTTTCTGGAGAGACGAGCTGCAGAATGCCAAGGTTTTGCTGGTGCAGGTTGAGAAAGCTATTTTTGCCCTGGGCAATGGAGTCCAGGAGTACACAATCGATACCGGGCAGACCCGGCAGACCGTGAAAAGGTCTGACCTGGAGCAGCTGCGGGCGATGCGTAACGACCTGCTGGGCCAGATCGCAACCCTTGAATCACGTCTGGGCATAAGTCCCAGAGCCCCACAGGTGGTGCCGTTATGGTGAAAGATATTCCTACAGTCAAAGTTGAGAACGAGAAGCAGTTCTACGATTATTATGTTAAGGATGTTTTCCAGGAAGTTTTCAACGGTGACAAGTATCCTGGATCATTCGGGCCCACAAAGCTCTATGATTTTGTCGATTACTGGACATTAAGGGAGCGTTCCCTGCAGCTTTTTAAGGAAAATCCTTATGCAATAGGTATAATCCGGCGCATTATCCGTAACGAGATTTTCACCGGAATTGTTCCGGATGCCACACCTTTGGCCAATATCATCTGGCCGGATATGGACGATGTGGAGCGGACAAAGCTGGCCACAGAAATCGGCGAGATGTTGACCACAAATTTCAATCTTTACGGAGATGATCACGAGGTCTTTGACTACAAAAAGCAGCAGACCTTTGGTGAGTTTCAGGCTCAGGTGCGCATGGAGGCTCTGCTCTGTGGCGATGGCATTGTTATTTCCAGGATCAACCCGGTGACCAACCTTCCATGCTGGGAATGGATCAACGGAAACCATATAAAGACCCCGATGGAGTACACACCACCGGAGGGATATATCATCAAGCATGGTGTAGAGATGGACATGACCGGCCGGCACGTTGCTTATCATGTGCAGCGTATTATAAATGGTGAGCTGCAGAGCTACCGGGTACCTGTCTATGGCCCGCAGTCCGGCCGTATCCAGGCCAAGATGGTCTATGGCACTGAGCGCATTATCGATGATGTCAGATCTGTTCCAATCCTGGCCTGTATGCTCTATATGCTTAAGGATGTGGACCGTTACAGGGACGCAGAGCAGCGGGCAGCTGTTGTAAATGCCATGCTGCCGATGTTCATTAAGCGGCCATCTTCCTCTCCTCTGGGCTCAAGGCCCACAGCTGCCTTTACAGTTCCGGCCGGCACTCCGCCTCCACCGGTCAACGGTATTGTGGATGCTCCAAAGCCTCCTAATGTTGCCGGAATGGTTCCTGGAACAATCCTGGATGATCTGGCCCCGGGCGAGGAGCCTGTTTCATTCAACACCAACCGTCCTAATGTCAATTACAAGGCCTTTGAGGAGGCCATCCTTGATGTATTCTGCTGGGTTCTGGAGATCCCGCCTGAAATCGGCGTTATGAAGTTCACATCAAGCTTTTCTGCCTCCAGACAGGCAAACAATGAGTTTGATATTTACCTTAAATACAGAACCTACAAGAATGCCAAGGATTTCTGCCAGCTGATCTACAGGGAGTTTGTTATCCAGGCTGTTCTGACCGGCCAGCTCCAGCTGCCGGGCTTCATCTTTGCCCTGATAGATCCAAAGGCCTGGAGAAAAAAGGATGCCTGGCTTAATTGCGCCTGGAGCGGTATTTCTCGGCCGTCTGTGAATATGCTACAGGATGTCAAGGCTGCCAAAGAGGCCATAGACCTGGGAATTTCCACCTGGGACATCCAGGCAAGGAAAATATCTGGAATGAGTTTCCTGGCTGTTATGCAGCGTCAGAAACGTGAGCGGGATGTTATGGAGCAGATGGGCTTTACGCCGTCTGTTTTGGAGACTTCATCAGGAGAGCCGGCGTATACAGATGACCAAGAGCCGGATGAAGAGGAATGAAAATGAGTTGGTACCAGCTGGCTGTTGCAGTTACCGGTTCTGCTGGGTTATTTGGCTTTCTGCAGTACATGATTAAACGGCATGATGATAAAAAAGGAACCATTTCCCTTATTTTAAAGGAATTGGAGAGCATTAAAAATCAGCTGGCAGAGCTTAAGCAGGATCAGCTGAGGCTCCAGCTCATGGATATGATCCATATTCATCCGGAGGATCATTCTGACATCATGGAGATTGCCCAGAAATACTTTGTGGAGTCCAAGGGCAACTGGTACCTTTCGTCAATTTTCAATGAATGGATGCAGACTCAGAACATCAAGAAGCCGGTCTGGTTCAAATAATTAAAAAAAATTACGGAAATTTTTAATAACGGAGGGGAACATTGGAAGTTGTTAAAGCATTTTTATATATAGCTGCCTCTTGTGTTATGCTGGCAGCAATTCTTTTATGCCCCCAGGTGTGCGGGGCCTGTTCTGTTTTTTATGTGTCTATCCTGACTTCATTCCTGGGAATGGACGTTATCAATATGATCAAATCCACAAAGCTCCTGCCGCCTGGTGAGTATAAGGAATTGAAAATCGGGCGTTATGTTGTCAGTTCCATCAGTTATGCGGTGCTCCTGGGTGCCGGTTTCTACATGACCAAAAAAACCGGGGTCAATCTGGATTCGATGTTCTCTGTTTTCCTTTCGGCGGTTTTTCTGATGGTCGGTATTCTGATCGGCGGTCTGGAAGGCAATAAGCTTGTCACAAAATAGGAGGGGATGATGCTTTATATCGTGATAGTTGTGTTGGGCGGGCTTATTCTCAGCATGGCTTATTCCATGGGGACTAACCATAAGGCAAAGAAGCACGCTGAGCAGGAGTTGCAGAAGGTCAACGAGGAGATCAAGAAGGAAGCTGCCAGGAAAGAGACTGTAGCTAAGGTTAAGGAAGAGATTTTCCAGGAGGGGGAGCATGAGAAGCAGAAGCTTAATAATCCTGATGCTGTTAAGCGTTTTAATGCTGTCAATGAGCTCTTGCGTAAGTAGCAAGCCGGTTGAGAAAGTTGTTGTTATACATGATGTGCCGGATGTGACCTGGCCGGTTTTCCCGGATCCAGAGCCTGTGACATTTGATCCAGAGACCGAGATTGTATCAATGCCGCTCTGGTATTACCAGAAAATTGCTGAATACAAGATTGATGTGGATTCCATTAAAAATTACTGGAAGGCTTTGAGGGAGGCAGAGAATGGGAATTGACAGGAAGCTTACATCTTTGAAGCCGGCTTTGGCTGCTGCTGCAGCTCAGGCCATAGAGGCCATGAAGGTGGCCGGGCTTGAGATCTGTATTGTGGAGACCAACAGGACCAAGGAAGTGCAGCAGGCTTATTATGCCCAGGGCAGGGAGCCCCTGGATGTGGTCAATGCCATGCGGAGGGCCTGTGGCCTCTGGGAGATAACCGAGAGAGAGAACCAGCGGACCGTTACCCAGACTCTTAATTCCAGGCATATCGGGGGTAATGCCATAGATCTTTGTCCTATGAAGGATGGCAAGTGCTGGTGGGATGCTCCGCAGGAAGTTTGGGAGGAGATGGGCCGGATCGGCGAGGAAAATGGCCTGGACTGGTGTGCCGGGGGTTATGGCCAGACATGGGGAAAAGGCTGGGACAACCCGCATTTTGAGCTGGGAGTCTGGAAATGATTCTTTTGGAATATTTCAATAACTGCAATAAGGGCCCCTGGACTACTATTGGAGATGATACACAATACAAAGTCCAGGATGGCATTTTATATTTCCAGCCTTCAAAATCTAAAGCTGACTGGAAAAACAATCTGATATTCCCGGCTGTTCCATATTCTGACATGGACCATAAATTTTTAGTCCATGCTGGATTTTTAAATGTATGGAAGAAAATCCGGCATACGATTGAAAAGCTGGAGTTTTCCCGGATTGTGGGTTATTCGCATGGAGCAGCCCTGGCCCTGTTTGCCCATGAGGATTTTTTATTCCGGAATGAATTTCAGCCAGTGACCTATGTTTTCGGCTGTCCCAGGGTGTTTTTTCTGCCGGATGCAAAGACCAAGACCCGGTTCAGCTCTGTTATCAATATTCAATCAAAGGGTGACCTGGTGACCATGGTTCCACCTGGATACAGCCATGTCGGCAACATCATAAAACTTGATGGAAAAGTCAAACAGAATGGGGAGTCTCTGGCCGGATTTTTGACCAGGCATACACCTAATGTATACAGGCAGCGGCTGGTCGATGCCAAAATTTAATCCGATTAATAGTTTTTTTTGTTGACAGGGGGGATAATCAGCCTATGAAACAAATTCTTATTGATGATGTGATCTATCCGTATTACGGAATCAATGCCGATTCCATACGGCGGGAGCTTGAAGATGTTCCGGCCGGCGAGGGCGTTGAGATTGTTATCCACTCTCCAGGCGGTTCTGTCTCTGAGGGTGTCGCAATTTTCAATCTTATAAGAGACTTTGCCAGGGAGAATGAGGTTACTGTCTATATCTTTGGCATGGCTGCGTCTATGGCCTCCTATGTGGCCCTGGCGGCCAAAATTGGCAATCCGTCTAACAGGATTATTGTGGAGGACAATTCAATCTACATGATTCACAATGCGTGGACCTATGTGGAGGGTGACTACAGGGAGATGTCAAAGCAAGGCCAGTGGCTTGAGCGGATTTCAGCTCTTCTTGCTCAGGCTTATGCTGCTGTTTCCGGAAAGAGCGTGGAGAAGATCCGGGCTTTGATGGACGAGGAGACTTATTTCCTGGGGCAGGAGATTGTGGATTTCGGATTTGCTGACGAGATCAGGAAGGCAACATCGGATGCCGCAGAACTGGATAAGAATGCTCTTATTGCCAAGGCAAGGCTGGCATTTGAGGCTGCTATGGCAAAGGCAAAGCCGGATGTGGAGATCAAGAACATTGCTGCCGTTCTTGCCCAGATCAAGGATGATAAAAATTTAGCCATGCCGGAGACCGGCTTGGTAGAAAATAGGGAGGAAAAAATGTCTTTGGAAGAAATCAAGGCAAAATATCCTGCAGAATATGCTCAGATTTTTGCCGCTGGTGAGGAATCCGGCGTGGCTAAGGAGCGCAAGAGAGTATGCGCACACCTTAAGGCCGGTGAGGCTTCATCTGCCATGGAGATTGCCGCTAAGAACATTAGAGATGGCAAGACTTTCGGAGATGAAGAGGTCCAGGCTGAGTATTTCGAGGCCGGAATGAAACACAAATTAGCAACTGCAAGAGCAAATGACACAGTGCAGCCTATTACTACACCTGAGCCACAGGGAAGTGACGATGCTGTTATGTCTGCTTTCTGCAAGACCCTGGGTATTAAGGAGTGATTGCTATGGGTATGACTATTCAGAATTTCGATCTGGGCGGTATCTGCCTGGGAAACAACGAGTTTGAGACTGGTGTTATTACTCTTGGATCAGGCGACAGCTGCAAGGCTGGCCAGTTCCTGCTTAGAGACACCGGCAAGTTTGAGGTTCTTACAGATTCAGACACAGAGGTTCCTGTTGCTATCTGTATGGAAGATATTACTAACAGCGGGAATGCTTCTGCAGATTTCCCGACAAGAGTTCTTATCGCTGGAAAGGTTAATGCCGGCAAGCTGCTTGTTAATGCTGCTGCTCCTACAGCTGCTGAGCTGGACTTGATCCGGGGCGTTGGAATTATTCCTATTCCTGTTAAAGAGCTTGGAATGCAGGATAACCAGTAAGGGGAGGAAAAAAATGCCTGTTTTTATTGAAAAAGTGTTAAAGCTGTTTCAGTCAGCTCCAAAAATTGAGAAGATGGGTTTCCTTGCTTCCTTCTTTAAGACAGAGGAAGAGGATTTCACAGATGCCGAGATGGTCGATATTGACATCGTGCGCACAGACGAGGATGTAGCTCCTGTTCTTAAGGATTATAAGACCGGCGCAATCGCTGTTGCTGATGATATTTTCACCGGCAAGCAGATTAAGCCTCCTATCTATAGTCTGGAAAGACCTGTAAATATCTGGGATCTTATGAAGAGACAGCCTGGTGAGAATGCTCTGGCTGCAGAGATTGGCAGCTGGTTCGGTAGACTTGTTGCTATTCTTAAAAAGGCTTTCCTTAAGCAGTATGATATGATCAAGAGAGCTATTGAGCTCCAGGCAGCTCAGATTCTGCAGACTGGCCAGCTTAGTTTGCTTGATGACAAAGGTAATACTGCTTACATTCTTGATTTCCAGCCAAAAGCTACCCATTTCCCGACAGTTTTAAACGGCTGGGGCGGTGGTAGTGATGACCCGCTGGGAGATATTGAGAGTCTGGCAGACAAGATCAGAGATGACGGTCTTGTAGATGTTACTACAGCTATTTTCGGTGCAGACGCATGGAACAATTTTATAAAGAATACAGATGTTCAGGCAGCACTGAAAAAAGACGGTCTGGGACTTGGTGCTCTTAATCCACGTCTGGTAGACAAGGGCGGAAAGTATATGGGATATGTTGAGGTAGGTACCTACAGAATTGACTGTTTCGTATACAATGGCCGCTTCAAGAATTTCCATGATGCCTCTAACAAATACCCATTTGTTGACAAGGATAATGTTATCCTGCTTGCTGACATCGAGGATCTTGATTTCAGACTGGTTTATGGTGGTGTTCCTACAATCGGAATGGATTCTCCTTTCAAGGAGATTGTGCCTGACGTTGTAAGAATTGACGGTACTATCGAGTTCCATAACCGTGTCTACAGGGACCAGAAGGGTGATGTTTACGTTGGAGAGACCAAGGTTAGACCTATCTGTATTCCTGTTTCCATTGACCGGTTCGGTTGTATCGATACACAGCCATAACGGAGTGATCTATGGCTGGAAAATATGAGGTTGCCAAGGGTGCAAGCTTCCTGAGTTCGGGTATTTTCTACAAGCCAGGCGATGAAATATCGCCTGGTGTTTTCGGTGACGAGGCTGTTTTCAAAAAGCTTGTTGCTGCCGGAAAGATTAAGTCTGTAGGAGAGCCTGAACCTGAGAAAAAACCAGAGCCAAAAGCTAAGCCGGCTGCTAAAAAAGCTCCGGCAAAAGCTCCGGCAAAGGCACCTGAAAAGGCAAAACCTGCAGCTAAGAAGGCACCGGCAAAGGGCAAAAAGAAATGAATTTGAATATGCTGGCAGAATCTGACCTTGCCATGACCATAGAGGATGATGTTGTGGGCGGGGCAACTCCCCTGACATTGACCCATGGGAATGACTCCTATTCCCTCAAGGGGATTATGGGGGACATCGGGTACCTGCTGGACACAGAGGGAAATGCTGTGGCCGGCCGTTCTGTTGTGTTTGCATACAGGATGAAGAGCCTGAGAGATGGCAATGATGAGATGATTTTGCCGCAGAAGGGCTGGGCGGCCTCTTATGTGGATCTGCATGGGTGTACCTGGAGCCTGTTTGTCTCCAGGGTTGAGCCTGACAGATCTCTGGGAGTCTGCCGGCTTGTTCTTTGTATGGGGGATGCAGCATGAGCCAGAATCCGATTATTACTGATCTGATTAGTTCACCTGATACCGTTGAGCTTATCCGGGATCAGATAGCTGCTATCCTTCATCTGGAGCTGTCAAATCAGAAAAACCTGGCAGATCAGGCGGGGCTTACAGATGCCGCTGACTATGATATTGCCGTTTATCTGGAGAAGCAGTTTCCTGTTGACGTTGCCGGGGGTTCTGAGAAGTTCCCGGCTGTCAACGTTCAGCTTATCCAGTCTGATTATGCAAATGGCAGCTCCCAGGTCGATGCCAATAAAAGAACGGCGGTCTTTTATCTGGACTGCTATGGCTGTGGGAATGCCGGGAATGCGGATACCGATAATGCAGCTGTGATCAAGGCATGGAAGGTTGGCCGGCTTGTCAGGAATATAATTTCTGCCGGTCAGTACACCTATCTGGGTTTGCGCCCCAGTGTCAAAGGTTCCGGGGTCTGTTATAGGAAGATCCGGGCCTTGAGCACCGGGGTTCCATCCGGAATTATCAATGGTGCTTATCAGGTTGTAATCTGCCGAGTTGAGCTTGAGGTTTCATTCTATGAATTTTCGCCACAGGCTTCCGGTGTCAAGTATGAATTGTATGATTTTGTCTGCCGTGATCCGGATGGCAAGGTCTATTTTCACATTTAAGAAAGGAGTTTTTAAATGGGTGTTTCAAAGTCTGCAGTTAGCCGGGTGACCGGTGTAGACGTGCACTACAGGAATTTTAATGCCGGAAAAGCTCAGAGTCTGCCACAGCGTCTCGCTGTTATCGGTCTGGGAAACACAGGTGTTACTTATTCTCTGGACAAGTACGAGGCAGAGGGAAACGCAGCTGCAGTAGCTGAAAAGTATGGATACGGATCCCCGCTCCATCTGGCTGCTAAACAGCTTTTCCCTTCCTTCGGGGATGGTCCCTCTTTCCCTGTCACATTCTATCCTGTTGCTGAGGCAGCCGGAGCTGTGGCAGCTGAGGGATCTATCGGGGTTACTGGTACAGCTACAGCTGGTGGCCAGGGTACCGTTTATATAGCTGGCATTGCTGCCGGTTTCACTGTCGTAAAGGCAGAGACTGCAGCTGATGTTATGGACAAAATGATTGCAGCTATCAATGCTGTTCTTGATATGCCTGTCACAGCTGGAGCTGTTGACAATGGTGTAATTCCATTGACTGCCAAGTTCAAGGGAGCTGTTGGAAATCTGATCAGTATTCATGTTGACTGCAATGTTGCCGGTCTTACATTTGCCGTTACTGATATGGCAAGTGGAGCTACAGATCCGGATGTTGAGCCGGCTCTTAATAAGATTGGGACAGTATGGGAGACCATCATCCTCAGCTGTTTCGGTTATGATGATGCTACAAGACTTAATCTCTATCAGGCTTATGGAGAGAACAGATGGAGCACGCTGGTTAAGATGCCTTGTCTGGTTGCCCATGGCTGTACCGACAATTACGCTACCAGAACAGCCGTTACAGATCTCAGGAAGAGCGATTATATCAACTTCCTTATAACATCTGTAGGTTCCTGGGAGCTGCCGTTTGTTGTTGCTGCAAAGGGGCTTATCAGCGATATTATGACCGTTGCAAATGAACATCCGGCAAGAGGATATAAGGGCCAGCTGCTGGGCCTCCACTGCGGAGATGATTCTGTTCAGGAAGCATATTCTGTAAGAAACAATTCTGTTCTCAAGGGTGCTTCCACAAACATCAAGAACGGATCCGTGGCAGAGCTTAACGATATTATCACAATGTATCATCCGGTTTCTGAGGGTAATTTCCCATCCAGGCGGTACGTTGTAGATATGATCAAGCTTATGAATATTGTCTACAATGTTCGCCTGATCATGGAGTCTGACCGGATGCGTGGTGCTACTCTTATCGAGGACGGCACTATTACAACTGACAGCGAGACTATCCAGCCAAAGGATGTTCGCACATCTCTTATGAACCTTGCTGATACTCTGGCCCTGAGAGCTCTTATCCAGGAGCCTAAGTATACCAAGGCAAATATGACTGTAGAGATTGACAGCGAGAATCCAAAGCGGATTAACGTTGTTTATCCTGTCAAGTTGTCCGGTAATGTGGAGATCTCTTCATCTGAGATCTATTTCGGTTTCTATCTGGGAGGTAAAGCATGATTGCAAGTGGTCCTATTGAAAGTATCACCATAGATGGCCGCAGATTTGCCACAGATGGTGAGGATGATGTTGGAATCCAGCTGCCTGGTTTCACCAACGAGGTTAAGCCAAACGGCGATGGTACCAACAGGCTGGTTAAATCCAGGAGCACCGGTCTTATCGATGGTCTGAACATTCAGATTGACGATGACCGGGAAGATCTGGAGTTCCTGCAGGAACGGCAGAACAGCCTGGAGATGCTGGATGTTTCCTGTACTACAGTTTCCGGGGTTGTTTATTCCGGATCCATGCAGATTACAGAGGCCATCAAGGTATCTAAAAAAGAGGGCACGGCTTCTATTACGCTGCAGGGCGTTATTGAGAAGCAGGGCTGAGGTTGACAAAACGGAGCCGGCTTTAAAAGGCCGGCTTTTTATTCTGGAGAAAAAACATGGAAAACAAAGAAGAAAAGACATTTGAGGAACAGGAATTTGAGAATTGGTGTGATGCCAATGAGCTTGAGACCGATGTTTCAAAGATGAAGGAAGAGCTGGTGGGAGCTTTTGAGGATCTTAAGAAGCGTTTCACCAAGGCATTGAAGCAGCAGCGGCTTGTTGTCAAGGGCGAGGAATTGGAATATACAGTGTCCAAATTCTCTCCGGATGGCTTTGCCGGTGACAAGCTGACCATCAAGGCACCGAGAGGCAATGCCTTTATTGGTACCAGCGATGATTCTGCAAAGAAAACAATGGCCCTTATGTCTGCGATGACCGGAAAGGATATTGGATATTTCGGAAAACTTGACATCCGGGATTATCTCTTCCTGGCGGGGGTAGTCGGGGCTTTTTTATTATAATTCGGAGCCGGGTGGCCGAGAGGGGATCTGAAAAGGTTGTCCTGGGCTTTCCCGGTGTCTGTGTGCAGATCAGGCAGATCTATATGGACTATCATCTGCCTATTCTGCCACAGGATTTGACCTTGCAGATGATCAGGTTCTTTTATGAGCCTCTTATCCCAGGGCTCTGTGAGATCCAAAGGAATATGAAGAAACATGGCAACTAAATATGCAATAGAAACCGTTTATAAGATTATTGACCAGGTATCCGGGCCTTTGGCCGGTGTGGAAAAATCCAGTAAAAAGGTTGCGTCCGGTCTCAAGAGGGATTTTAATTCAGCTATTGCCACTGTCTCAAAGCTGGGAAAAACCGTTGACCGGGTTGTAAAGACTTCGCTTGTTGCCGGTGGAGCTGCCGTGGTTGCCGGGCTTGCTGTTGCCACTAAGCAGATGGTGGATTTCAATGCTTCCATGACCAAGGCCGGGGCTTTGTTCAAGGATCTGGACTCCTCTTCTGCCTCCTTTGGGGCAAGTCTTA